TTAGACTATAGGGTGCTGTCCAGCAGAACTCCCAATCGATATGCTTGCCTTGGCGTTTTGTGTAATCTCGTCATACACAGCATTGGCGATTGCTTCTGCCATCTTACCTACCATGGCGAATTCACCAGTGAGAACGAACCCTTGTGCTTTGAGTTCGCTTTCCAACTTCGCTTTGAGAGATTCTTTACTCATTGCCATGTTTATTTACCTGCCTTAACTGTCGATGACAAATCAGAGTGAGGTTTGCCTGTGTAAGCGCAAATGCAGTCACCTTGCACAACACCTTTACCGCCATTCATGGTGATGAGATCAGCGACTTCTATGATTTTCTTAGCCGTAGTGGTTTTGTTGTTTGTGATTTCTTCTATTTTGTCTTCCAACACTTTAATGCGTTGGTTTAAACATTCGGTGACGTTGTCTTTGTCTGTCTTGCTTTCGAAGTTCCCCTCTTCATCTACCAACTGGTAAACACCTTGGCGTTGTTGGTATCGGCTTTCACCTTGCTTAATCGCTGGTAACTTGAATCCCAATGGCAGAACGCAACGAATAAATGGCTTATCCGGTTGGCCGAACATAAAGCCTATTTCTACGATGCTCCCGATTGCTGGCGGTTCCAATCTTCCTGCGTATTCACCCACACCTGGTATTGGTAGTGGTACCGCCTGAAGTGGTGATTTGTCTTTGAACTCCACACCCTTCTCATCAAGCAGCTGAACGTCCACCGCGTAATGCGGATAAAAGCGATCAGATATGTCGCCCTCTTCTGGCAGCTCAGGTAACGCAACCACTTTCCCCCAACGCGGCAAATGCCAGCGTCCAGTCAGTTCTGGAAACAGTCGGAAGATGATCCTCTTAATTGCATTTACGTCCATGTCAGCTTCACCTCTGTTCCTTGGAAATCAACGCCCACCAAGCGGAGGCCATTGACGATTGCACCCGGTCTTAACTTAGGACTCGCGGGGATTTTCACTGACTTGGCCGTAGTGTGTTGAGTCATTAAATTATCGGGAATGGTAACCGGCTTATCTGCCCAATAAGAATCTTTCCAGTTGCCGACATAGACTTGGCCGTTGCCCTGCTGCTGCCAAAACAGGTCTTCTATACCGAAGGCTTGAGACAGCTCGTCCATCACCCGATATCCATTACCATCGCTGTAAAAGCAAGGGATTGAAGTTTTGCTGTAAGCAGCTTCTGGTACCACAAACTGCAGTCCGGTTTTGTTGGTCACATCGCTAAGCAGTTGCATCAAGGTCGGGTGGCGAAGTGTGATATCGAGTGGCTTAAACAACAATGCCGCCAACTCGCGACAAAACAGTTCTGACCACCCTTTTTCTGATGCTTGAACCCGTTCGATGTAACCAAGAAATACCCGCGAGATGCTGTCACCCCACCCGATGTCCACCGCAATGATGGTGTTTACCTTTGGAGAACCTTCAACGGAAATCGAGCAGCGACCAGGCGTATTCACATCAAAGAGAATGCGATGGTTCTTTGCTTTAACCTTTTGACTGCCAAGATAGGCTCGGCATACAAACTTATGGTTTGGTTCCATTACCTCCCCCTATGACAATATTTCGTCTAGTGATTTGAGAAACTTCATGATGCCTGTGAGTTCGACGCTGGTATCAGGCGGAACGTCTTCACTTTGGCCTGTTTCTACAGGAGTAGTCACCCCTTGCACCTGCTGTTGTGTCGCTGGTTTATCTTCCTGCCGCTGTTCAACACGCTCAGGAACGGACAAGTGCTCAACCAACTCGAAAGCCACGTTCCATTGTCGGTTGCTCTCTTGCTCATCGGCTCGGATAGTGCCTTGGAATTTAACCTGGCGAATCTTGAGGGCCGCGGCCGTGTTATTGCTGATACGGTAAATCTGGCGGGCACTGTTGTCTTGCCCGCCTGCCATGGTGAAAAGGTTGCTTAAGGTTTCACTCTTGTTGAATGGGATCACGCCACTGACTGCCAGCACTTTACCTTTGTTGCCCATTTCGGCTTGGTCAGTCGATGAGGACTGGCCGGACATATCTTGTCCGGCTAGCTGTTGGCGAACGCTAATACGCAGGTTCTTGAGTGAAATTTGCGTGCCGTTGAGTGTGAGCATTATTCATATACATCCACAGATTCAGTAAAAACATGCTCTTTTAGGTATGAATAAATATCATCCCGCGCATCCGAAGAATCGTTGACTTTTACATTGTTGAAGTTGTGAACAATGGCAATTTTTGGAAGCCCTTTACCCCGATGCAGCGATACACTGCCTGAAGCCAAGTTCTGTTCGTAATTAACCATCACCGCATTAATACGGAGATACGCGGCTTGATACTCTTCACCGTAAAGTGTGATATCTGTTTCTAACGCCATCTTCCTTCCACCCTTACATACATAGATACTGATTTGACTGTGTAATCCGTAGCTTCAACATCCAGTGCTACGCCTGTGTTTTGGATTTTTAGCTCGTTACCTTCAGCGTAAAACCCATTACATTTGTGAACAAAAACTCGGTTACCCCCACCACTTATGGCGGTTCTCCCTACCACTTCGACCGAAATGTGATTAACAAGCACAAACGGCAATGGTGTTGGAGGTAAAGCAATCTTTCCTGAGAATTCCCCGACTAACACATCCCCCGTATCTACATTTTTATGTCCCGAGAGCGTCACCTGACGACCATCTGCATATTTAACCCAATAGCCATCTGAGTTAACGCCAGATTCAACCACCCCCTGATAATCAACGTGGTAGATGATGCCGTCACCATAAGGGGTATTAAAATTAGGCGTAGTGTTGTAGATGTGTTGCGCCGTAATTGGCTGGCCGTCCACCGTATTGCCACCGTTGACGGTAATACTCCCGCCATCGGATACGCGGTACATATACTTCAATAAATTCTCTTTAGGATTGGTGATTTTCAATGAGCCAGCGGTGACGGTTGAGCCGAATCTAGAGTAAACCACGCCCGTTGCTGGAGAATCACAAACGGCATTGGTTACATCAATATGTGCAACAGATTCTGCGGAAGCCGCATACCCAGTTGGTGACGATAAATCCGTGTTAGCGGCGCTGATGATTGAGCGGCGACCTAAAATAGCCATCGCTCCTGAAAATCTTGCTGTGCCATATCGAAACTCACAAATAGAACCGCGAGAAACGTAAAGGGCAGCCAACTGCAAATCCTCGGTTTTACAACAGTAATCCAGATTCGCCCCGCCAACGTTCATGGTTCCTGATTTTTGAACGCGAGCTCCACAACCAGTCGCACCACTAAAGTTTGTACTCACACCAAAGAAGAAACCAGAACGCCACTGAACACCGCGAAAACCAGCGTTAATGACGCCTTTATCAGGATGAACGAACCCCGTACAGTTCACTCCAAAATAACCAGAGCCATGTTTGTTCTTCATATCAATGACCGCATTTAGCTCAGGCATTGACGCATTGAAACCATAAATTAACGGTGGCCTTGGAACTTCCCCATTCACATTCCCTTGCACAGCTTCCGTCACACCAACAAAGTTATCATCCAAGTAAACAATCGGGTCTTCTGACAAAATCTCTATGTTTGAGAAATCGCCGTTAAATACCCCCATGCCTTTGGTGAGCTTATGGTCTTTTTCAATGATTAGTCTTAGGCGTGACTTGTTGTTACCTTGATAAGCAGAAAGTTCATCAGCGGCCGTTTGTAAATCTGGGAAATCGGATGGAATTTTAAAATCCAGCGTTCTAGAAAACTGTCGGCGCTTGCTGATTGACACCACTGCTTCTACGTTTTCTGGAACCACTATCATTGTTACCGTTCGATTCAAGGTATCAATTGCAGTGATGGTTCCATACTTGTCTTTCCCTAAAAGCCAAATGCTATTTTCATATCGAATCGCATCGGTTCCTTCTGGAATGTCATTCCCGACCTCAACATTTGTTTTTGTGTTTGCCGGAAAAATGCGAATGCTATTGGCCTGAGAAATCGCAGAGTCAGACGTCTCATTGACGTAATCTCTACTCGCACTCTCCCCCTCCGGTCTCAAATCACTCACCGAGCCATCGGCCAGCACTTCGGCAATTTTGCACACGAAATGCGGGATGTCTTTACCAGTAGATGAGTCGATGTAATCGTCTTTCTCTTCGGACGTGATGACAAAGTCGAACAGTGTCACTTGCTCGCCTGTTGGCGTGCCTTCGCGGTGTGCATCGATGTAGATGAACGATGGTTTGTTGGGTACCTGAACGCTGCGGTCAAATTCCATGCTGACACGGTTACCCGAGACATAACCGGCACCCGCTTTGATGTTGTATGAGCTGCCCGAAGGCGTTACCAAGAAACCGTCTTCGATAAACCAGTCTTTGCCATTCTGGTCGATGATGGACTGCGCCACATCGCTGTCCATCTTCTTCATTCGGTCAGTGGCGTTGTATTGCCAGCTAGATGCATCCACCGTGATGTTGGTGATTTCTGCAATGTCTTTGTATTCAAGTACAACAGAACGCACCAGGGTATTACCTGCAACACCCGGCTCATCTGCAGTCTTTGGTGTAAGCGCGTGATGGTCAATCGTGACTAATACGCCATATTCAGAGCAGTATGCGCCTGTCCAGTTAAACTCAAACGGACCCACATCGCTGGTCAAGGTGGTGCTATAAATCACCGAGTCTGCAGAAAGGCGGCCGCGTTGCTCGACCTGCTCTTGGTGAACAATGTCGTCAGTCGGTACCACATCATCTGGTTGCGGGAACTCAGGGCGGTTTGCTACGCTGGCGAATATCATCTTGTCGATGATAAGTGGTTTTTCTTCTGCATTGAGCTGTGCCAACAGTGCTTTACCTGCGGCGGTTAAAATTGACTTCTCAGTGGTATTTGCCATGTTTAGTAATTCCTTAACCCTTCACTGTGGCTTGGTAATATTCGCAGTCGACGTTCAGCACACTTGGAAGCATGCCAACGTTGAGTCTGGTCTTAACGTGAGACGTGTTGTATTGCGCTTCGACGTTTTTACTTCGAGCAGCCAACGGCATTTCGACATAACTGGTGTATTGATAGCGACGGCAGGTTCTGCCGTATTGTCTGATTACTGTATCTAGCAGTTTGGGCACATTGGTTAAATCGCCATCGCGGATTTTTAGACTGATCACATCCCAATCCACATTGGCTAAACGCTCGTCTTGACCAATGTGCGGATAACCCAACTTGGCGAACATGTCTTCCCAGCCTGCTATCGTGCCCGCATCACGAGCGAAGCCATAAGCATGAGCAACACGGATTCGAAATAGCTCTTCAGGCTCTTGCCCTAAGCGTTCTATCTCTCGTTGCCAGGCAAGAATGTTCACCAGTGCCATTGGAGCGGTTAACGGATCATGCTGCTGCAGTGGCATTTCGAATGCAGCTCTCACATGTTCCCAGTAATTGCGCATGGCTCGGGCGAACTTAGCCAGCTCGCCTCTGCCCATCCAGTAACGCAGGTTAATCTCAGGAATTTTCAATCGTCACCCCCAGAGAATTAATTCGCGGTACCGTCAAATTGTTGATGATGTCGGCGTTATCAAATTCGAGGGATTCAATCTCAGAGAACTGCGCATGCAATTCCTGCCCTAGCCTTGAGAAACTGAATCGTAGAACCGGATTAGTGACCGTTGGCGAGTAGTCGGTGTTCTCACGGAAAGCCGCACCGATGAACTGCTCCACTTTAATTTTCAACGCATCTCGGTATTCCATCGTCAATGAGCGAAGCGGCCAAACCCGGCAGACAATATCGTGGGTCGTTTCTGGCATGGCGAGCACTTGCAGATCATCACCATGGCCGTGCTGACCTTCAACACGGATGTACTCATTCAAATCTGCCAACATTTCTGCCGATGGTTCACCCGTGTCTAAAAGGATGAGAGCGTTTGCGGTACCTGGACCACGCGGTGCGTTATGCTCAAAATAGACATTGTCGTCATTGATGCCCGCGCGACTGGTGAGCAGGGAACGGTAAGCCGCATCAATGTGCCATCTTGCGACTGCGCTCCATTGGTTACGAATACGTAGGCGGAGTTCGTCATTACTCTCTTTGTCTGCTCCGGCTTCATTCAACCATTCGGCAGGGTTCGTCACTGCACCAATACCCGGGATCGCAGTAGGCAAAATGTGGTAGTAACCTTCACCCAGATTGTAAGCCGCACCCTCGTTCTCCGCCTCAGCTTCTGCCATGACCATGGTGTCGTTTTCCGGCATCGTGGTATCGGCAAGCACCTTCACTCGGTAAATCGTGCCGTTAATCGGTTCGGTTTGAACCCATGTATCTTTGGGAATCACCAACGCAGGGCCTTTAGACGCAGAACGTTGAAAGGCGATCATGCCTTTGGCTTTGGTTGCGCCTTTGCGGGTGAGTTTGCATTGCCATGCTAACAAATCGAGCCATTGGTCAACTGCGGTAGCGACAAACATGTTCGGTAAGACATAGCCAACCAATAAGGTATTAATGAGCCAGATTGTGACTTTCACTACCGTAGCTTCGATAAGGCGCCAAAATGGAGAGAACGGAGAGTCGTTTGAGATGATGGAACCTTCTTTGTCCATCTCCTCTTTGAGTACTTTCTTCCACCCTGCTTCATCGGTTGGGATACCGGATTGCTTTACCAGTTCGGAATAGTCTGGTTTTGGAATATCAGTCATTAACGCTCTCCGTTATTCACTATCTCTAATTGCAACTCGCCAAAGTCCATGGTGTCGGCAAACACATAAATCGTGCCCTCGGTCGGTTCATCCAAACGCACGGTACCTGGTACCAATCGAACGTCTTCTTCAACGAGCAATTCCAGCTTGGTGCGGATATCGGCTTTCTTTGACGGGCTTCGCTCAGCGATTAAGTCCACCGCTAAGTTGCTCTCGATGATGGCGTGTTTGATGTCTTGGGCGATCACCGCACGGTCTTGAATCAAGATTGGGTTGCGGCCTGCATCGAGCACCACATCCCCGTTCTCAATCAAAATGTCCTGATATTTGTAATCCGCCATTAGCCTGCCGCCATTTCTATTTCACTCGCCATGTCTTGCGGGCTGTTCATGTAGGTTGGATAAATCGCCACTCCACCGTAGTTGGTCGAGCTGGTTTGGTAGCTGGCGATGTTCTTAGCTGCGCCACCTGGTTGAATTTGTGCACGAGGCGTAGCGCTTTGAACCGATTTAGATTTCACTTGAGTAGCTTCATCATCACCGCCAAAGCCTGGTATCCAGCTGGTGACACTTTTCACCATGTCCATAACTTGGTTGTACTTACCGATAATCCAGTTAAATACACTCATGAACGCGTTGCGCATGCTTTCAGCTAAGCCTGTAACCGCTTGGAATGCCGCGGTGTTTTGCATCGCAAACAGGAAGTCATTCCAGCCTTGCTTTGCCATGGTGGTAAAAGTGAGGAACGCCGCTTTTAAGTCGTCCCAGTAGTAGACCAATGCAGCGACTGCACCGATGAGAGCAACGATACCGATAACGACCCAAGTAATTGGATTGGCAAGTAAGGCTGCGGTGAGTTTGACTACTGACCACATCGCCGCCATTGTGCTTTTAGAGAATGACCACATAGCCAGTGTTGCGCCTTTGATTGCAGTCGCACCAAGGCCCAATGTAGCCCATGCAACGGTGACCGCTCCGGTAAGCATCGTAATCATGCCACCTACAGCAACCAGCCCGAGTAAAGCGACTGCCGCGAGGCCAATGTACTTGGTGATGTTTGGAAAGAGTTTTGTCCAGAGCATGATTTCTTTTGCACCATTGGCAAACATTTCCACTACAGGGAGTATCACTGGCAGCAAGGCTTGTCCAAATGCCGCGCGCACGGCAAACACCCCTTGCTCTAGGCGTTCCCATTGGTCGGTCATTGCTCCGGCCATTTGCTCAGCAACATCTAGACCTTGCACTTTACCGAGGTCATTGATTGAGTTCGCAAGTCCATCCGTGTTCTGCATTAAGAGCTGAATCATTGCTGTGGCTTCTTGGGTACCAAATGCTTTGCTCAACTCTGCCGCTTCCGCTACCGAAATCGTGTCACCATATCGGCCTTTGATTTGATTCAAAATATCGACAATCGGTAGCAACTGACCTTGTGAATCGGTGAACGACATATTCAGCGCATCTTGGGCTTTTGCCGCACCCGCAAGGAAAGCTCGGTACTTGGTACCTGCCTCGCTACCACTCATCGTGGACTGCAATGTACCAAGAATCGCCATTTGTTCAGTCATGCCCACACCAACGGAGGTAGCCGAAGCACCTACAGAGGTAAATGCTGCTGACATCTGATCACCGGTGGTCTTAAACATCTGAACCGCTCGAGCAGTCTGGCCGCCAAGCATGTTCACCCAGTTCGCTTTGCCCATTTGGTTCGCGCTATTCTGAAAAATGCCATACATGGTGCCGACGTAGTTGGTAATGGTTGAGGTATCGGCCTTTGTTGCCGCAGCCAGCACACCAGAAGCGCGGGTGAACTCGGAAAGTTCATTACCTGCTAATCCAGAAATGGCCGACTGAATGTCATACGAAGCGGCCACGAACTCCGTAGCCGACTTGCCGTAATCCACCGCAAAATTAAGCGCAGTGTCACTCAATTGCTGAAGCTGCTCATCAGCCACACCCAATGATTTCACTTCGCCCAGAACACGATCCATTTCAATCGCAGGCATCAATGCATTTTGCAGCGCAAAACCTGCACCCACCATGCCAGCGGCACCCGCCATCATGGTATGGGTACCCTTACGGTAGGTATTGGTGACATCATTAAGTTGGCGCTGAATGTTGCCCAGTGGTTTTGAAATCTGGTTTATCAGTCCAACTCTAAATGTGAGTGCTTCTGGTAACATCGTGTTCCTTATCAGCTAAACGCCTTGGCAACCCCGTTGGCGGTGGCAGCTTGCATGTTTTCCCAATACTGACGCTCTAACCAAATCGCCCTTGCAAGGTTCTCTTCGCTGTCTGTCTCACCCGGCAACCACTTTCGGCGCCAGGTGAGCATTTGTTCGAGCTCGTTGGAGTCCATAGCCCGAACAAGGGCATCTATTTTTTTACTTTGATTTGCAGCTTCGGTGTGTATTCTTTGAGAACTTCACCTACAACTTGGATCGCTGCGCCTGGGTTCTCATTCGTCAGTTCACGGAATGCTTCTTTGCTTTCTTCTGTAACGGTGTTCATCAGAAAGTTATGCGCAGAGTTCACGATTTCACCCTGTGCCAAGGCGTTCATGTAGTCGTTGTAATCCGCTTCTGTTGGGACGAACGTGATATCTGAACCACCGATCACAAGTACAATTTGTTTCTTCATGCTGCTTCTCGCTCTTTTTTATCTAACTTTGCTTCCAGACGGTCGAATCGACTGTCCATAGATGCCTTAATGTCGTCTACGGCTTCCCGTAGTTCGTGCTTAGTGGCGTACTTTTCGGCGACATCACCACGCAGTCGCTCAGTGGCTAGCTCATTGGCATGGATACGACGGTCATGGTCTCGGGCGGTGCTTTGCCCTTTATCCGTTCTGCCGAAAACCACATTGATGATGGCGATAAACAGCGCTATCGTTGCCACAATCGCCGATACCCATGTTGAATCCATCGCTATTCCTTCTGTGGAATTTCTTTTAAGCGTTTGCCTTGTAATGCGTTGATGATGTCGTCCACGGTTTCTTGCATCACATCGTTGGTGGTTAAGCCTTTCAGGGTTTCTAAGCCCCACACCACTGTGCGTGTAGCAAAACGTTCAAGGATGATTGACCAGCTGATTTGAAAGAACAGGCCTTTCAGTACTTCCAACAATGTCTTGCCAACGATTCCAGTTAAGAAATTCATGCTGCTTCTCCGATTAGGGATTGATATGCCTGTAGGTAATCTTCTGCGGTTGCTTTACCTGCGCTTGTGTTCCAGTACTTCTTCGCGTACCGAGCCAAACCTTCTAGGTCATCTGCATCTGGCAATGCTTCGGGGAACCGAATTAAATTGAGTCGTGCGGCAGCTACTGCGAACTCTGGTGAGATCACCATGTAACGTGGGTCTAAGTTTTCAACGGGGCCAAACATCGACAATGCATCCAACAAGTGAGGGCGACTCTTCCCTAACCACTCAACTAGCCAATTGAATGTTGCTGGTTCCATTTGGGTGAAGCCCAATGCAGGACCACGTACTTGTTTTGAGTAAGTAAACTTTCCAGACTCATGGGCAATAATCATCAGGATCAGATTAATGGCCGCTTGAGTGTTCATTGTGCCTTTACCACCGGATGCCATATCTAGATGGTCAAGGACTGGCTTCATGATTTTCTCAACAAAGAGCTTTGCTAAATTCATCGGGTCATTCGCTCCAATTCACTTTGACACTGGGTGCAGTAGATGCAACCTGGTACTTTTTGGCGGCGTTCTTCTGGGATTGGGTCGCCACATTCGCCGCATTCATGTGCGCTTTCCCGTTCTTCAATTCGCTTAGCCCTTGCCAGTTGGTTGGCAAGCGCCACTTCTGTGAATTGGGTTTCAAGACCGCAGGCATGGTCGATAACATCAGCCATCACGCCTCCTGTTTATTGAGTAAAAAGCTACTGAACCAAATCTTCGGTTTCATCCGAACGCAGGTACGGCACACCGTTGATGCTGACAAAGTCAGGGCTTGTCACTTCAAACGGCAGCTTGTGAACCAGAGCGCTACCACCGTTGGCGTCGACATCCAGCAGGTCTGAAATTTTGATACGACAACCGAACGCTTCCACCTTAAGCTCGTCTTTGTCGATCTTGCCGTAGAACAGCGCATCAAACTCAGGAAGGCCACGCCAAGAGCCGGCTTGTTTCGCTGCTTTACTAATTAGGTTAAATTGCTGCGTGGTCAGCTCCATCTCACCACTTGCTTCAACGTCACCATCTACCCAACCATCTGGCACGCCAGAGGTTTTATTGACGGCAGAATTATCGGTAATGGATAACGTGACTTTTTGAGCTTTGAGCTTGTAGTCACCCAAAGAGAAATGCATGTTCTTGCCAGAAATTCTCATGCTCATGGATTACGCCTCCAAATCTGCAGGGTTAGTAAGATCAAGCGCGATGTTGACCACGATGTGTTTCGGGCAGTTATGAGGGCGAACCATCAAACCGATCGACACTTTGGTTTTGATCATCCACTGAATGGTGACGTCACCATCTTCTGGCGGCATGATTTCACCAGGGAAGGTAATGCCGCCAACTTCTGTCGTTTTCGACATATCACGCATGTCTTTGCGGAAGTAAGTGCGGTTCAGCTCAATACTCGCTGGCGTTGAGTTAAGAATGCGGTCTGCAATACGACGAATCGCTTTGATACGTACACGCCGGTTAAGCTTGTGAACCGGACGAACGTATTCGAGGTACTGATAATCACCGCCTTTTGCTTCCAAAGTCGTTGCGTCCGACCAGTACACCCCTTCTAAATCGGCGTACCATTGCGGCAGTGAGTAACGGGCGTCGGCCAGCGTAGCGATGGTGCTCATCTCTAATGCTTTGCCTGCGCTGTCCGTTGGCATGTCACCCAAACTCAAGACTGAGCCAGTTGCCACACGCATTGGGCTATCTGCTACCGTGACGCTTCGGTCACACAAGCGGCCAGCCAACACACCTAGGTTATTGCCGTTAAGCTGAGGAACGGGTGTCACGAGGTTTGCAGAAACATCTTTCACTAGGTCAAGCATGACGGTTTCGTACTCTGCCCACGTTTGGCCTGTATCCGGGTCTGAATCAATACCCGCACAAGCTGCGAGGAAGAACACCCAACGGCCAAGTTTGCTCGTCAGTTCGGTTGCTTTCGATTGCATATCATCAAACTGAGTTTTTACCGTGACTGGGTCACAAATGGCGATGCCTTCGAATGAGTCGGTCAGGTTCGCCAAATCAACAGCGTCTTGCCAGGTATCATCTGCATCTAAGCCGACAATCGCACCCGTCCAATTTTGTTTGCCGTTAAGCTGAGCGGCTTTCACGTTCAGACCAAGCGCATCATCTGCGACAACTTCGTCAAGGTTGGTCATGTTATTAATGCGGGTCACTTTGCCTTGCAGTTCTACCTGGTCAGTGCGCCCGATGAAAAGCACGTGACGTTCTATCTCAGGGATTCCGCCTTGTGCCAAATTGAGATTGTTAACCTCTACCTTTCCGGTTGCCATTGGTTATTTCCTCTGTTTTGCCTGCTCAAATATCTTGATGAGCTGGCGGTTCACTTCACGTTCTTTACTACCGAGAATCTGACGCTCTGCTAATGGAATATCCCAACTTGTGATATTTGGCTGATTAGAGAGTTCTCGAATAAGTTGTCCTGCTTGTCCGTGGGTGATGGTTTCCATCAACTCACGTAAACTGGGTTTCTTTCGTCCTTTACCGCTTTGTCTCGGTACCGTGTAACCCAGTTCTCTTAGCTTTCGCGCTTGCCCTTTGGTACAAGGTGCTGAGTAATCCGGTTTACCCCATCGCTTTTGCATTTGGCGCTTGGTCATTTTTTGCTTTTGACCAACGTGATGCCTTGCTGCGATTTTGGCGGTTAACTTGTTACTCCAAGTCAAATCAAGCTGGTTGGCGTTTCTCACATACGGCGTTAAGCCCTTTGCCATCCGCTTTAAAACTTTGCCTTTCTTCTTTCCTTTCCTTGGCTGCAGAGCGCTTCCGTTAATGTCTTTTTGGGAGCGAATGCGTTTTCTTGTATTGTTCGTTTCCCAACGGCCAAGTGTTTTCAGTATCCAAACTCGCTTTTTGGGTGGCAGAGCCAGCAAGGCCAGCTTTTCCTGCAGGTTGAGCACATCGCGCTCATTGACCTTAATTTGCGGCTTCATTCACCAACTCCGCTTCTTCGGCGGTGTAGATTTCAACGGCCTGCACTCGGTAGGTTTCCTCTCGCCAAGTAATCATTCCCGCTGGGTCAGGAATCAGCTCAATCGGCTCAATCATTTCCAGCTCAATGGCAACGTCCGCCGCTTCACTGCTGATCACATCAACCGAAAGGTCTGGGTCGCCTAGCTCATCTTCATTACGAGTAACGTCGTAATCGCTCAGCCAACAGGCAACCAGAGCAAGCAGACAACGAGGGTCCAGAAGTCGATGCGGAAACTCTTCAATGCTGATCACGGCGTTGTACTTCCAGTTACAAACGATGTAACCGCCGTTCCCTCGGTCTTCACCGTTTGGCACGATGGAGCCGTTTTCCTGCCAAGCATCAATTTTGTTATCTAGAACATTGGTATTCAGGTGACTGACGATGTAATCCGTCAGGTGTTCCAGCTTGGTTTTGTTGTAAGTGGTTTCGCTCATATCGAGTCAATTCCATTCGCACTGCGGCCAAGAAGCGCTCGCACATCTTTGTTACTCTGGGCGAGAAAACGTGCCTCTTGTTCCGGTTCATCCGTTGCCACGCTTTCGCCTTCTTTTCGGCGGTCTTGAGTCGCAAACTCTTTCATCAGTTCTGCATGAGCCCGACCATAAACCGCACGTTTGTAGAGCATGATTTTCGGATTGCTCAGCACTGGCTTTTCGCCATCTACGATCAGGCTTTCCAGTCGCTCTTGAATATTCAGCGCGGCGATGGTCACCGCGTAGTTCAAAGAGTCATTATCAAACGTATGGGGAACACGGCGTAAACTGCGGAATTCATCCGTGGATAAATCCGGCCATCCTTCACCAGGTATGGCGATATCGACTGCGCTGTTAACATTTCCGCCAAAGCTCATAACGGTTCCTTGCTTATTTAAATTAGGGCGCCTCTAAGCCACTGGGTCGACGGTATCGAGTTAGCCGACTGGCTTCTCTTACCTCACCAGCCGAGGCGCGGTGGCGTAGGAGTCTTTACAGATTCTTGCCTTCGTTAATGGCGCGAATACGAGATTCAATCTTTTTGATTTGGGTACCCACACCCACTTTGCTGTTCTTATCGTGCGCGTGTTGAAGCAGAGCCAAAGCTTTTTCCAACGTTTCCACGTTGCCGATGGCAGTGGCTTGCGGCTGACCTTCTTCATTTCGAATCAGGTATAAACCCGCGAACTTGTACCACTTGGCGTGAACCTTCTCGTGTAATCGCCAGTCTTTCTCGACCTTTTCGAATACCTGAGAGAAATAAGGCTCGATTGAATGACCACGTTCCGATTCTTTCTCCGCCCATGCCAACACTTCGTCAGCACAGAACGTCGGCCAATCACGGCGGAAGTTTTCTGGCGTTGGCAAGTCGAGCTCAATGGCTTTCATGCACCAATCAATTGCGGTATCCAGCTCTTTAATGTCGAATAGCCAAACCACCAAGTTGGTAAAGATTGGGTTTTCGAACGCTTCACCACTTTCTAAGTAGGCCTGAACATACGGCTTGTACTTCGGTACCAGCACTTCACGCTTGTGCTTAATTCGATCAGCGATGGCATTGAGTGAGCGCAAATACTTGCGGTCTTCTTCAAACTCAATCAGCTTGATGTGCAGGCTGTCGGTATCTGCACCGGAACTCACTCCAAGTGCAGACTGGTTAGCCTGCTTTTCAATGAGCTGTCGACGTTGTTTTGCTAATGGGCTAACCATGCGTCACTCCTTAAGCTGCAGGCTCAACAACCGTCACCGCTTCAATCGCAGCGAACTTGTTCAGGTTGCCGATTGCATAACCTTCCATGCGGATATGGTTTTGCTTGAAGCGAAGGTTATCTTCGTCATTCTTCTGCTTGCGCCACTGAGTACCTTCTTGTGTTAATACTTGCAGGTTCTTAGTGTTGGTTACCCAAACCATATCGGCAGGGAAGAAAGGCGGCGTATAAGCCTGTTTACCTGCAATGGTTTTGGCTAACTGCTGCGCAGCTTTGTGTTCCGTTGGCGTGTTTGCCGCTTCCAGCAAACGGTGCTGTTCGGCAGCGACCAGGTTAGAACCAACCATCACGACCAAGTCAGGGTCTTGACGGTGCTCCGGTGCAATGGTGGTATTGATCAGGTCTTGAACCAACGAATCTAGGTTCTTGTAGGAATCCGCGGTTGCGCCTGTTGGGTCGAGTTGCGCTGATGCAAGGACTTGGCTCGCTTTCTTCTCTTTCGCGATCGTCAGCCAGCCTTTGTTGACATCCTGACCAAGCGGATTAGCCACTGGGTCTGTTACCGCTGCAGCCGATGTACCATTGAAACCTACACGCAGAATATCGAGAGCGAAACGGCGCGAGATGGCATTTTGCATCATCTTCAACCATTCATTTTTTGAGCCTGAATTAGCCCATTGAGTCATGGTTTCCCAAAGAATGTGCGCGCCCGAGTCAGTTTTGACCAGTTCGTATGTGTTACCGCTTTGGCCAACTTCTACGCTAAAGCGCTCATTGTTGCCGCGGCCTGTTGATAGACCATCGTTACCGACATCAACAACCTGGCCTTTGATTTGCTGTACAGGCAGTAAAGCGATCATGCCTAAGAAGGAGTCAGACTGCATAATTGCCTGGCGCAACTTAGTTTCCATTGGCGGCGTAAGGCTAAACATGCTTTGACCTGCTGACGCGCCCGCACTCGTCAACATTGTTGCAGAGAACTCTTGTAAGTATTGAGTTGAAATCGCATTCAGCATTACATCATGTCCTTCATTGAGAATTTATCGTCAGCACCAGAACCGTCTGGTTCTTGCCCCGGAACTTCTTTTGAAAGTTCAGCGAATTGGTTTTCGAGACAGTTCACTTTTTCAAGTAACGGCTTTAGCTTTTCGTCCAGAGTGGCAGAGAACTGCTCAACGGTTGTGCCCTGCTCTTCTGGCTCTGTTGTTTCTGGTTCGTTTTGCAAGTTGAACTCTTCTTTCAGTTCTTGCTTGAACTCACCTTTGAATGCAGAAAACTGCTCTTGCAGTGCTGCTTTAAGTTGCTCTTCAGTCACTTCGGTATCCTCAGCTTTTGATGGAGTTTCTGGCACTTCATCGCCAGAAGAGAAAAATTCATTGAATGCCGCGAAAAAGCGGTCTTTGCGCGTGAAGCACTCGGAAAAATCTACTTCTTCCAATGCACTGCACTCTAATTCGGTGGTTTCTCCAGATTTACGAGAGAATTGAAGGAGCGAGGTACCTGTGGAGGCTGGGGAGTCAGTCGCAGCTAGGCCCATTAAATAGCAACGCCCTTCGCCCTTGTAATCGGGATTTGGCTCGATGGATGCGAACAGCTTTTGCTTTTTGCGGTTGGCTTCCAGCATGTATTCGTTTGGCTCAAGCTTCGCGAACAGACGTAATTTGCCGTCTTCTTCTTCAGCTTTAAGCTCAATTACCTTGCCCCAGTTTTCACCGTAGCCATAAAATCGACGGTGTTCTGGCCAGATTAGCGCGGTGTACTCTTTCGGGTCATAGCTTGCCGCCATTTGCTCAATCCAATCACGGGTAATTTTGCGCCCGTCTACGGTTGGCCCCTCAGTAGCAATGATTTTCCAGTCACTAATCTTTGGCATTTTGGTACTCAAACTTGTCATTCACATATCGGTGTGAGCAAACAATACGCCTTTGAATAACGGCTTTCAGCCACTTCATTTCCTGAGAATTCGGATTTAGCCAAAATCCGAATTTATCCGAATTTTAGTTAGTCATCTGCGAGTTTTCGGCGCGTATGATGCAGCTATGGCATATTCAGACGAAATAAGAGAAGCCGCGAAAAAGCTCTATTTACGCGGTGTTCCTCCAAAAGAAATTGCGGCGCAACTGAACCTTAATAGTGAGCGCATCCTTTATACCTGGGCGGAGAAATTCGGCTGGGCTTTGTTGCTAAATGAACTTTCTGTTGAGGAAATGATTAATCGCCGTCTGGCGGTGCTGATAGATAAAGATGAGAAAACCGATCAGCAGCTCAAGGAAATGGACAAGCTTATCGATCACCACGTTAAGCTGTTAAAAGCTCACGCTGATGCAAAAGCCAAAGCAGAGCGACACCTTTCGCAAGGCAGCTCACCAAAGAGTGATAGTGACTCATCAAAACAAGCCAGCAGTAACGGCAACCGTAAGAGAAGCCGTAAGAAGAACAGCATTGAGCACCTGACAGAAGATGACTTTAAAGGCTGGCACGAATCCCTGTTCGAATACCAGCACACGATGCGTAATAACATCAAACAGCGTATTCGTAATATTCTCAAGTCTCGCCAGATTGGTGCTACCTACTATTTCAGTGGTGAAGCCTTAGAAGACGCGATTCTGACTGGTGACAACCAAATCTTTCTTTCTGCATCACGTGCGCAGGCTGAGGTTTTCCGCAGCTACATCATTGCGATTGGTAAAGAGTTCTTAGACATCGAGTTAACCGGCAACCCAATCATTCTCTCCAATGGTGCCGAACTGCGCTTTTTGTCCACGAACAGCAAAACCGCGCAGAGTTACCACGGCCACGTTTATGTCGATGAATATTTCTGGATCCCTAAGTTCGACGAGCTGAACAAACTGGCTTCGGCAATGGCAACGCATAAGAAGTGGCGCAAAACTTACTTTTCTACGCCGTCGTCTAAAATGCACCAGGCTTACCCGTTCTGGACTGGTGACCAGTGGCGCAAAGGTAAAGACTCACGTGCCCACGTCGAATTCCCGACTTTTGATGAGTTCCGAGACGGTGGCCAACTCTGCCCCGACAAACAGTGGCGTTATGTTGTCACCATTGAAGATGCGGCAAACGGTGGTTGTGACCTGTTCGATATTGACGAACTGCGCGATGAATACAGTGATGATGACTTCAAAAACCTGTTTATGTGTGTGTTTGTCGATGGTTCGCTGTCTGTCTTCAAATTCTCTGACCTAGAAAAAGGCATGGTGGATGCCGCCCACTGGCAGGACTTCAAGCCAAATAACAAACGACCTTTTGCCAACAGGGAAGTTTGGTTGGGTTACGACCCAAGCCGAACCCGTGACAATGCGTGTTTGGTGGTTGTCGCTCCGCCTGTCGTCGCGGGTGAACGTTTCCGTGTATTAGAAAAGCACTATTGGAAAGGGCTGAACTTCCAATATCACGTAGCGGAAATAGACAAAGTCTTTCAGCGCTACAAAGTGACTTACATCGGCGTCGACACCACGGGTATTGGTGGCGGTGTTTGGGACTTAATTTCTAAGAAATACCCACGTGAAGCTCACGCCATCCACTACAGCAACGAAAGCAAGAACCGTCTGGTAATGAAGATGATTGATGTAGTAGAAGCCGGACGCCTGCAGTTCGATGCCGAACACAAAGACATTGCCATGGCGTTTATGGCGATTAAGCGCGTACCAACCGCCAGCGGTAACGCCATGACCTTTAAAGCCGAACGCAGTGAAACGACCGGACACGCCGATGCATTCTGGGCAATATCTCACGCCGTCGCTAACGAACCGTTAGATCACTCAACACCAACTAAATCAACCTGGGCCACTGCAGCATGACCGAGCAAATGAACACTTTAGTCAAACAAGAAGAACACGCGCCAGAGTCGGTCTATCACATCGACTCCTCACCAGAGGCCATCGACTCAAACAGTTGGATGACCACCTATTCAGATTTGTTTTACAACGACGCCGACAACTATTGGGAACCACCGATTTCACGCAGTGGCTTAGCGGATATCGCTCGTGCCAACGCTTATCATGGCTCACTACTTATTGCTCGGGCTAATTATGTAGCCGGACGCTTCCAAAGTGGAGGCGCTACCCGCCGCCGACATATTCAAGCTTTTTGCCGTGATTACTTCACCTTTGGTGATGCTGCGTTTCTTAAAATCCGCGATGGTTTCAAACGTGTGGTTCGCTTGCATCCATTACCTGGCATGTATCTTCGCAGACGCAAAAACGGCAATTTCGTCATTCTCGAACGCGACAACCAGCAACGTGAATATAAAAAGGAAGATGTAATTTTCTTGCCTCAGTATGACCCGCAGCAGCAAATCTACGGTTTGGCGGATTATCTTGGCAGCATTCAAAGCAGCTTGCTGAACAAAGACGCAACCTTGTTCCGCCGTCGCTATTACAAGAACGGCGCACACATGGGCTTTATCTTCTACGCTACCGACCCTAGCCTTAGCGAAGATGATGAAAAAATGTTGAAGGAAAAGATCGCCAGCTCTAAGGGCGTGGGTAACTTCCGCAGTATGTTTGTGAACATTCCGAACGGTAAAGAAAAAGGGATTCAATTGATTCCGGTCGGTGATATCGCCACTAAAGATGAATTTGAGCGCATTAAAAATATTACGGCGCAGGACATTCTCGTCGGCCACCGTTTTCCGGTTGGTAAAGCTGGCATTATTCCGCAGGGCACGACCAGTTTAGGCGACCCAACGAAGATAGGCAGTGAATACGCCAAAGATGAGATCATCCCTGTGTGTGAGCTGATTATGGATGAGGTGAACTCAGACCCAGAGGTACCTAAGCACTTGCGCCTTAATTTCAATTTAATACATGGAGATACGGCCTAAACCCCTCTCCAAAACTGTATAAAAACACAGCCTTTTGGCGTATGATTATCAAGTCAGTCAATAAGCTAGGTGTTTTATATGAGAGTGTTGTGCCCGGAGTGTGGTAGCAAAAGCCGAATCCAAAAATCCAACCGCTTAACCAACAGTCATTCAGATTTGTATTGCAGCTGCAGTGACCCAGAATGTGGACACACATTTGTGATGAATTTGTCTTATAGCCATACGTTGAGCCCATCGGCAAAAACGACAAGCCAACTGGCTTTTAACTTATGTAAGGCGTTGCCGCCAGAAGCGCGGCAACAGCTCAAACATCAATTATCTATGTTGTAAATTATTACGACATAAAAGCAGTACTCTCCGCTTCACTAGCCATCTCGATAATATTCAAGATGGCTTTTTGCTTTTTGGAGTCCAACTGCCCTTTCGCATCCGCTAGTATTAAGCCTGCTATGTATGCTCCTGCCGTTCGAGTTCGCTCTGTCGCCTCACTATTTGCTACGCCATCAATGACGATTTCTAACGCAGACAACATGATATCGTTTTGATTTTTATTCGACATATCAACACCCTTACCAATGACCAGTGAAATATACTGTATATCCATACAGGTTTCTACAGTAGTTTTTAGACATAATTCACTCATTAAGAATTTTCCTTTGTTACTTCGAGTTAATAGAAATCACGCTGCCACATCATTTAAACAGGCGGTAAAGCATTTCCTAAATGGGTAAATGCGTTGTTTACCAAACCAAGCTAACTTAGGTTCCAGATCGCGCAAGACCTTAGAAAGTTGACGGAAATCACAAAAACAATCTAGATATCGAGCTTGCGGAATTGGACGCCCGTGTTAAAGACGGAGCTACCCTTTTCTTAAGAAAATTCACATGGGGGAGTTGGGGATGGAGTGTGTAGTAATAGTCACCATACCGCGGAATCGTGTCAAATCGCAGTTGTGGTAACATAGTGACACGCGCTCCTCTAGGCCACGTGGCATGTGGCTTAGCTCTTAAGAAATTATTTTCAGGCAAATATTCAAGTTTCTGATATTCATCACAAAACGCCTTAGATTCTTTAAGTTAACGGCCAGTCGTCCCCATCTGGGAAGAATGACAGGTCTGGTTGTTGATACTCTTGCTTTTCTGGTTGGGCGAATACCTTGTCCCAACCTTCGAAATCCATCCATTTCAGATCATCTGCAGGTGCACGGCTTACTTCAACCAGCTGCGCCGGACGTAAATTGCCGTGTTCGTCTACCTCCGCAGGGCGGATTTGAATACTGGTAGCATCGTCGATGCGAATTGAGCTGCCTTTTAGCAATGCGGACAGTGCCGTTTCATCAATATTTGGCGGATTATTCGCCCGACTATTCACCGGGTCTAAAATTCTGGTTAGCTGATCGCTGACCTGTACCTCGCGATGCTCCGTACAGTTATTGACAGAACTCCGAGAGGAGCCAGAGGCTCCAATAGCGGTCGCTGCGCTCCCTTGGGTGATCGCTTCTGCTTCTGCGATAACCTTTGATTTCTTCTGAATCGTCCAGACCTTAGTGCGAGTTTTCACGATCGCTTCCGGTGTTTGGAAACCTTCCACCTTGCGCACGTCTTCACCGTGAGGTGATGCGAATGGAAGTACTTGATATGAATTAGTGATCAGCAAATCTTCGCGTTTAACGAAAGGTCCACCCTGTCCCATGATGTAGCCTTGCCAATTACCATGATCTGCGGCTTTTAAAGTTTCTGTGATGCTTGAATCATCAGTGTTTAAACTTGCTTGGAAACTATCCCCTATTACTTTTATTAACTCTTTATTAGAAATCAGCTTACTAGGCTTGATAGGTCCAACTAGGTCACGCTGTAGCTTAATGTACATAGCAAGCAAATCCTCTCGCACTTGCATGAAGAGATATTCCATAAAGGCTTTTTTGTTTTGGCTCGCGAAGCGGCGCAGCTCTCGGTAAGTCGTCACCGGCGCACCACCAAAAAATTGAAACTGACGAATCGCCCAGCGGCTTTTCCATGCGCTGACGTTCTTCGCCATGTCTTTGACTGATTTGCCTGTTTCGTCGGAGACTTCATCATCCATAGCAAAGCCGTCAATGTTCTTAGAAATGTATTTCGCGATGTAGCCTGTTGCTGTGCCTTTCTCTGGGTCGATGTAACCAAAGTCACAACGTGGGCGGTAATCCATAGGACCAACATAAGCACACTTACGAAATGGCTTTTGCTTTTCCTTTTCGTATTGCGGGTGCAGTTCTGCGCTGTCTTCTTGGGTAGCGTATGAAATAAAGATGTCACGCACTTGCGCCACTTCTTCTGGTTTTACCCAGATAAGTAAATGCCAGTGTGGCGTACCATCGTGATGAGGCTCAGCAACACGTACGCCAAACCAGCGGATTTCTTCACGACCTAACTTAGCGCGAATACGCTGCCAAGCATTGTTTAAGTATGCTTGCGCCTCTCGTGGACTAGCACCGTTCCAATGCTCAATGAAACCGCCTTTCTTGTAGGAGTTGTGGTATTTCGACGGCGTGGTCAGAGTCAGGAACAAGCCTTGCAAACCAAGTTCATTACCGATGTCTTCACAACCACGGCAACGCACCATCAACTCATGACGGCGAATCGCAGGGTTAGACACACTTTTCAGAACCATTTCGGCTAGGTCGGCTTTCTCTTCGGTTTCTTCGTCGAAAAGTTCACACTGCTTGATGTATTCCCAGTTTCGCTTTTGTTGCTCTTGGTGCTCACGAATGCAATCCCAAGACGCATAAGCAGAAGCTTTTGAAGACACTTGCCCCATTGCAATGGCTAGGTGCTCACGCATAATTTTGCGAGCTTTAACCAAACGACCAAGCCACCACTTTTCACTGATCATGCGAGAGATGTCTTGCAGAGCAGAAAGCTCATTTTGTTTCTTGTACTTACAAGGTGGTTTGATGCCAAACAGAGAAGTGAAAGCAGCTAACTGATGGTAGCCTTCAACGACAGGACAGAACGTTTCATCCTTTTCCAACTCAGCTTCGGTAATGCTTGCCAACTTAGAAGAGATAATTTGGAAACGAGCATTCATGATTTTGCCAATCTTGAACGCCATTTCTTTGAGTTCGTCTTGTTCTAGCTCTGCCAGTATTCTGTTTGTCGGTGGCTTGCGGTTCTTTTCTGCTTGCTCAAAGTCAAAGCTTTGCTGCGAACGCGAATAACCAAAGTCACTTTGCTCAGTGTCGTTATCATCTTCACTGAGCAAATAAACCTTTTGGGTTGTCGGTAGCTTATTGTATTTAGCAAGAACCATCTTTGCGCGTGCAACGGCAGGTTCCATCTTTTCGCGTAGGAACGTATTGGCTTCACTTCGGCCTTTACTTTTGAACACTTGCTTATAGCGATTGGCAAAATACTTGGTGATGTAAATAGGCAACTCACTGAAGTACTTTTTCTGTGTACGCCATTCGTGATCGGCCGGACTTAACTGGTATAAATCCCTTTCAATAAAGTTCTGATTATCAGGTTCTACTTCGACTGGTTGATAAGTGCGAGCAACGCAAGCAAGCCCCTCATCAATTGGTGATAAAGGGGCATAATATGGAAAGTCGATTTCTGTAGGTTCGGTTAAGTACTGCGACACGATAGTTCTTATCCACCAAAACCTAGAGCTAAACGCCAAAGCTCTGGAACTTCAGTTGGCTTCTTGATACCAACCTGCTCTATTGGCTTGGCTGTTGATTTAGCGCGAAGCTTGCGAACTTGCTCAGCTCGCTTATGGCTTTTCTGAACTTTTTCGACCGCTTCATCTATGGTGCAACCTGCTTTCAAATGCTTGTAGATTGTGGTGTGCGTGGTACCAATAGCTTTAGCGATATTGTCGACACCTTTGATGCCCTTCCACTCGTGAGTAGCAACGCCGCAATTGTTCTCACGGCCATCAACAAAATGAACCGCTTCACGAATCGTCTTGCCGTTACGTAAGCGAGATTTCAAAGTACCCAGAGGAACGCCAAACGCTTTCGCGATCGCGATCGCGGATTGACCTTTGTGGCCGTCTAGTTCGTAGATGTAATCTGATCTCATGCTTTTTCCCTCACTTGAAACGGGAAATAGCAATGTTTCTCTGCTGGGTACTGACCTCCGGCTTGGAAGCAAATCTTCATTGCCAATAGCTCTTTACCACGAACCGTTTTCTTTATTTCACGCTGACCCAATGTTGCTTTCCAAAGGTCGATACCAAGAACACGCTCAATATTTGTAATGTCACCGCTAGAAAAGCATACGTAACCATCTGGCTTCTTTATTGCTTCTAGCACGGACTGCATATCCTCAATTGCTTTGAGTTCCTGCTTATTTAGTCTCATGCTGCCACCTCATGACCGATTGAAACGATATGACTTAAACCTTGAGGAATATCGAAGCGGTTGCCGTTATCCCAAATAAACCAAGCGTATTCGCACGAATCTGAACCACCGCCCACAAAACGAGGGCGAGGAACGATGATTGGGCACTTTGGCGGAAAGCCGATTTCGAACCAAAATGGCAGGCGCTTTTTAGAACCGAGATAGTTAACACGTTGCAAGTAAGCCATGGTTCCGTCCGGTGCCAGCTCACTAAGGCTTTTTCGGATGAACTCTTCCGTCAAAGAGAACGGCGGGTTAGTAATGATCACGTCCTGCGGACCAAACTCAGTCGCTAGGTAATCAATACCCTTTTCAATTTCAGCGAATGACTTTTGGCTTTCTGGCAAATCTATCTTGTCGAAGATCGCGCCTGTACCGTAGCAAGGCTCTAAGAACCTGTCGGTAGGGCGAACCTTCAACTTAGATAGAAGTGCGTCGACTACTTCTGGCGGCGTTGGGTACAGCTCGCGAGGTTGCACTTTCCCGTTAGTAGAACTCATGCTCCCACCTCCGCTTTTGCTTCGGCTTCTTCACGGGCTTCGATGATTAACTCTGTTAGTTGGCTCTCTACTGCTAGCAATTCCTGCAATGCTGCTTCTTCACCTAAATACACACAGGCAGTCATCAAAGCAGTTCTATTGGCATCTCCATAATTTGTCGCAACGTGGTTAACACGAACATCTAATGCATTTACATGACCAGCAAACTCGACCATGACATGCAACACATCGGTATTTGCCATCGCCAATACATTGATAGCGTTAACAATGTCTAACACTTCGCGGTTGGTGTTCAGGCCGCTAAATAGCTTTTGCTTTTGCGCCAATGCTTCTGCAGGTAAATATGGAGATATATAGGCATTACCGGTTGAACCGACATTACAGTCATGCACTGATTCAACGCCTTTAACATCCATAATACGATGAGGTTTTAGCTGTTCTCGTAGCTGGTCTACTTCACTTGGTGATGCAATCGGAGAAACGATCACTATCGGAGTTGCTAATTCTTCAATTCTCTTCAGTGAGTCTCTGATTTCTTCTAAAGTTTTGTCATTCATCTCTATGCTCCTACGCTTAGACGAAAAAAAGGCCCCCATGTATACAGCGGGGGCAAAACGGCTGGCTTGGTGATTAATGGGTGTTACTGAATTGGTAATGTTTGAGGCGACGAACATCGCCGAGTGTGTTGTCAAAGCCCACGATCATTTCTTTGAGGTACTGCATTCCTGAACGGATTTTTTGCAGCTCTAAATCGTCGAACGACTCAAACTCACGGTGGTAATCTTTTGGTGACATGCCGCCAGCGATAAGAATCAAACCGCGGCTTTTGTCTGGCAGCTCGTTGAACATCTGTCTCAACTTGCCACGTGTAGCGGAACCGTTGAAAAGCGCTTTGCATGCAGCAATGCTCTCGTTGGCGTTGGGTGCTTGTTGTAATTGCTCTTGTTGAATAGCTAACTGACTCATTGGATTCGGTTCTCCTTAGGCTAAACCGGGAATTGGCGCACCGTTGGCGAAGAAATCCAGCCCCATAGACAACATGGGTGTAGCGCCAGTCGTGCGGTTCTCTAAATCGGAAATCATCAAAACAAGGTTGCCGAGTGCGGCATGCGCTTTGGCTAAGGTCTTGTTTTTGGTTGAACGCGGCAGGAGCTCTGCGGTGCACATTTGCATCGCATCGCCAGAAAGCTCGCCGCTTAGCGCGTTGTTAAGTAACGTACGCTCAATGAAGTTTTTCTGTTCTGATTCCTGTGGCAGTGCCACGGTCACGGTGCCCAAGTTGCTATAAAGAACGTTATGGATTGAGTAGTCGCCGGAGTGGTAACACAACCAAGCTAACTCAATGGCGTATAGCTTGTGCGGCTGCTCTGGGTTGAGCTTGTTGCGCAGCATGGTTTCGCCCATGTCCATCTTTCTGGCTAATCCTGCCATGTTGTGATTGGTTGCAAATGCGCAGCACGCCTCGTCAAACGCGTTTTGTTTGGCCTCACGTAATCTGCACATGGCGATGTTTGCGTCCATGTTTGACAATCCTTATAGCAACGTTGGAATGCAAATGACTGCCCAGGCAAATAAATGAAGCCAAAGCGGACAGTAAGTTTTGGTTGGAATCAGGGAGGAAAAACGCATGGCTTATCCTAGTTTTGCCAGCGCTTCACGAGCAGCTATCTCATTCATTGCAATGAGGTTTACCAGCGGCTTTTCTTTTGGGGCTCTTTTTTCTTGGATGATGATGCGACCTTTACGCACGTAGTCTCGAATTGTTTCAAGCTTGAGACCAGTGATGCGAGAGTATTCCTCAAACGTCACAAAAGGCACGGGTAATACTGGGTTGTATGACAACATGGTGGTATCCTATTTCGTTGATTTAATAACATTTCACTGTACTCACGATTATTCTCACTAATCTTGAGACACGAGAATCTTAGATCGTCATTCGACTTGTGTAAATAGTTAAATGACTATTTTTGAGGTATTGGACAAATTTGCCATATGAAAGAACGAAAAATACTTCCGTTTGACTATTTGAAAGGTAGTGATTTCACGAGGAGATTAAAGCTTTTAACTGATTGCAATGATTTCCAAGAACTAAGCGAGTTGCTTGACGTTCCAAAAACAACTTTCAGCACATGGAACACTCACGATCGCACGTCACATGAGTTAATGGTTCGGCTTCATTTAGCTTTGGGTGTGCCTATTGAAGAGTTGGCTTTAAAACCGGAAGACCGAGATAAAGTAAGAAGCAGCGACGGAGCAAAAAAAGCGGCTACTTATCATAGCGTTGAGCGTGTGGAAAACCCGCAGCACGGCTCGGTCATTATAAAAAGCTACTGTTTAACGAATGGAAAGCTGCTAGATACAGGCGAAGTGCCGTATTCAGTTCGCCGCATTAATGGCTTTGGTTTAGAGAATGCCGATCTCATTGAAATTGAAACCAACCAAAGTGTGGTATTGGTCGATAAGAAAGAGAACGACGCAATGAACGGAAATTACCTCATTGGCATCGACGGCCGACACTCAATCAACCAGATTCAACGCCTACCCGGCAAACTCGCCATCGCTTTCGACGGACAAACGATTGAAGTTCAGGAAGGTGATATCGAGGTAATCGGTAAGGTAGTGTTAGAAACAAAACTTAAATAATAAAAAATTGGCTAGGGAGAACCAAAATGGCTAAAGAATGTAAGCACGTTAAGGCTTTTCGCGAAAAACACCTAAAACCAAGTGAAACGATTACAGCGACTGGTGAAGGCTACATCGGGGAAATGATGGGCTCTGGTGACAAGACACAACACAATGGTGCTTTGATCGTCACTAATGAGAAAGTGTATTTCTATCGCAAAGGATTTTTTGGTGAGGTGCTAGAAAACATCCCGCTTAAAAGTATTACTTCTATCGAGCGCAAATCTACCCTAGGCCACTATACGGTTAGCCTTCATACAAGCCACGACGCTCTTACATTCAAATGCATGCAAGAAAAGGAAATTGTCCAAGCCCTTGTTGATGCTATCGAAGACGGCCGCTCAAGCACATCGAGCCAACCGAATGCATCTTCAGCCCCTGTCGAATCAGCGATTGATAAGCTAAAAAAACTGGGTGAACTCAAGGATGCTGGCGTTCTTACTGAAGAAGAATTCCAACAACAGAAAGCCAAGTTGCTAGCTGAAATCTAAGTTCAAGAAAAATAAAAATATTAATTGGCTAGGGAAAAATAATGAAATATGTAATTGGCTTAGTTCTTGGGCTGTGTGCTGCATTCAGTTACGCACAAGACGATATGAAAGTGATATTAGTTGGTGATGGTTTCACTAAAAACAATCAACCAGCAGCTACCATCTATAACTGCACTAGCGATGAACAAAGCTGCATCCAATACACTTTTAACACCAAATCTCTATCAGCGCTTTTAAATGGCAATCAACTGACCAACAACATGAGAGATAACTTAGACCTTGAGGCCACTGCAAACATGGATGGTCAATATTTCGTTATCTCAAATAAGCACAAGACTCGTTTTGATGTAGAAGTCATCGAAAACGATAAAGAAGCTAAAAAGTTAACGCTTAGCTATAACCTTGTTCTTGTTTCATCGAAAGGCTACGACAAACAGCTTGCACTTCATGGTAAGTCCCTAACAGTGGAAGGCGATTTTTATGACACTTTGGTTGGTATCGCCAACTAATCAACTGCAACTAATTATCAACGTAAACTGCACTTAACGTATTGTGTGAAGCAATGACAGAAATGCGACACGTTTGTTCTAAGTTGGACAAATGGATGCTACAAAAGGCTTGCACCTGGGAATGAACAATGAAGAAAAAGACGCCCGTTATAGAATTTTATCGTATAACTCGATGGAAGAAGCATTTAAAAGAAGTGGCACAACGACGAGAAACAAAGCAAAAATTGAAACAAAAACTAGAAGAACAAGATGCCGCAAATGAGCAAGCTTCTCAAGGGCACGATAAGTTACACTACGACGGTGCAAGAATAAGTAACGAATTTGAAGTGCTTTGTAAAAATTGCCAAAAACCATCCAAGCGCGTACTACGCAAAGGGAAAGTCAAGTTCAGAGTTCCTAAAGATTTCGATATTTATGAAAATACGGAATCTGTGTTACAGACGTTAGCTGATTTCAGAGAGCTCGCCCTTACCCGGCAAGTGAAATATGTAAAAGTAATTCACAACTCGGTAAACAATTGTATGTCAAGCGAAGCCCTATTAGGCATTCTTGGATCTGAGATTGCGGATCTCCGTGAGTACAATGGTGATCTCTTGGACATGGATGGTCATATTTATGACAATCCAACAACTTCGACGCTAATTAAAAACATGGGGATTCCAGCTGAACTAAATGATAGTACTATCATAGGGGAAGCAACTAGGTCTCGAAGTGATGTTTTTTGGTATTCCAAAGACAACAGACACTTTGATAGTGCGAGTTTAACCGCAGAAGATATTAAAAATGAGACAGCAGAGGGCTGTGTCGATAAGTTATCAAAAGGACTACGAAATCTATTGCTGGCCCTTAACCCAGATGTGGAATCAGAGCTTAAAATGTGTTTAGGGGAGATATTAGACAATGCTCAAGAGCATTGTCACCGAACGGCCCCTACCTGGTATGTTCGCAGCTACCTAAATACCAACGAACAACACAAACGTTACTTTGAGTTAATGGTCATGAATTTAGGCACATCTATTGCAGAGACCTTTAATATTCTGCCCGATTCGAGTGAAGCTAAAGCAGATGCTCTCACTTACGTGAAAGCACATAAACACTTGTTCAGTGAAGAGGCACTACTAACTGTGGCTGCGTTACAAGGGAACGTTAGCTCTAAAAAAGACACCGAGCAAACACGTGGGCAAGGAACGGTTCGTTTAATTGAGACATTTGAGAACATATCAAAAGCCTACGTAAAATTACGAGGTAAAGGTAACGATACTCAGAAAAACGAACCAATTATGAATATTGTTTCTGGAAGCACTGTCATAACTTTTGATGGCAAATATCATTCTCATTTGATTGAGCATGGCGATGGTGCTGAAGATGTTAGAATCTCATTTAACAAAGAGAAAAGCTTAAAATATCCGCCAGATAAAACTAGCGTGCAAAGTATGTCAAATGCATACTTTCCTGGCGTAATAATAAACATCCGGATTCCTTTAAATGGAAGCATTACTCCGTTGAAGAAGACAGCATGAGGTAAACTATGATGTCAAATACACAAACTATCGACCTTACAACTCTGTCTGGAACACTACTATCAGGTAGGAAGAATGGTGAACGTGCTCACAAAACTCTCAACGTAAGACTCAAAGAAGGGTATGAAATAATTGCGCGAGAAGACCAGTTGATTACTAGTTCTTACTTCCTAGGATTAATTGGAGACGAGTTAGTTAAACTTGCAAGTACGGAAGGCTCTGTTGAGAACGTCATAAGTAAACTCAACTTGACTCGCCTTAACTCTAAAAGTAAAGACGAGTGTATTAGAGCTGTTAGACGAAGTATTAGTAGCCCTCGTTCACTAATGGATTGATATCATGCGAATATTGCTGCTTTTACTAGTTTCTTGTACTGCAATAGCGAGTCCTGAGAGTAAGACAACAATCGCTAATAGTGAACCGCAAATATTCTCTAATATAGAGCCTAGTGATAGACCTATAGTTATAACTCTCAATAGCAATAATGGTGGTACAAAAGAAAAATCCGAAGTTAAAAGTCTTTTTTCTACTTCAGATGTGATCGCCATTGTTGCTGCTTTTGTTTCCAGTTTTTCGATCTATTATTCTCGTCAAATTGACCTGCGAAATCGTAAGGCTTCTATTCATGACGGATATTGGATGAGAGAAGTTATTTATCCAACATTCATGCAATCTCTAATTGAATTTGTTAGAGATGCACCAAAACATTACAGAGACGCGGGTGGTGATTATGAGCTGTTCTTTGATTGTTATGCACTAGATGCTCTCAACCAAATTCGAGACAATACCTCATTTTTGAACTCAATCGACAAGGAATTGCCTGAAAAAGCGGAGCAACTTGTCGATGAATTTGAAGAAAAACTCCAAAGCATCACTGATAGTTCTGAACTTAAAGAGGTGTTATCTAAGGGTTCCGCTAGCTTAGTTGACCTACTAAAATCTGTTCAAGAGACCGTTTAATTTAATTTTATGGCTGTAAGAAAAATTGAAGCGGGTGGCAAGAAACCTTGGCTCTGTGAGTGTTACCCACAGGGCCGAGCTGGTAAGCGCATTCGCAAACGCTTTTCCACAAAAGGTGAAGCAGTTTCCTTTGAACAGTTCACTATGCGCGAAGTTAACGACAAGCCCTGGCTTGGTGACAAACCCGATCACCGCCGATTGTCTGAGTTAGTCGAATTGTGGTTTAAGCTGCATGGCAAGAATCTCAAGTCCGGTGATCACACTCGCCTACGTCTAGAAAGCATGGTCTTAGATTTAAACAACCCGATTGCTTCACATCTTAATTCAATGCAGCTCGCTACTTATCGTTCTAACCGCTCCAACAAAGGCCGAGGCCAGCAACACAAAGAACTTTCCATCGCTTCGAATAATGTGGATTTTGGATTGCTAAAAGCGTTGTTCAATAAGCTAATAAAGCTTGGAGAGTGGAAACTACCTAATCCGGTTGATGGGATAGAGGCGATCAAAAAGCCGGAATCTGAACTGGCGTTCCTGACCGAACAAGAGATTCGTCACTTGTTTGAAGTGGCTCAACAAAGCCCGATTGGTGATGAACTAACGAAGATATATAAAGTTTGCCTAGCGACTGGGGCGCGTATCAGGGAAGCAATTTATCTTAAGGGTTCTAACCTGACGAAATACCGCATTACCTACAACAACACCAAAGGCAAACGGAACAGAACGGTACCGATTTCAGAAGAGTTGTATAACCAAATCTATAAGCCAACGAATGACCGACTTTTCACTTGCGGTTACGGCGTGGCATACAAGTGGTTAACTAAAGCCCTTCCCCACTTACCAGAAGGACAAGCGACTCACGTTTTACGTCATACCTTCGCGAGTCACTTCATGACTAATGGCGGCAACATTCTTGTATTGAAGGAAATCCTCGGCCATCAGCATATCGACCACACGATGATTTACGCCCACTTTTCACCAAACCATTTGAGCGATGCGGTAAGGTTTAATCCGCTTACAGCCCTCAATATCTAG